GGAACATGCAAGTTACCGCCCTTACTGTTCCTCCTTTTGGTAATTATCATATTTATAGCACCTTTTACATTAGCGTGGTCTTGATGAACTGGTGCAGATATATTGCAATTCGAGATCGTAGAACTAAAATTTTTAGCAAAACGCCAGTTATCAGGTATTCTTTGTTCAACTTTCATACTGTGAGAATCAGCAACGGTAGGAATATATTTTTTTACTAATTCAAAAGATTTAATACCAGCTGCAAACATAGCTTTAACAAAAGTATTAGCACTTTTTACAGAGTGAACAGATGATCTACTAGCGTATGGCCTTCTCATATGTGGTTTAGGTGGGCATGATCCACAAATGGTTGAATATTGCAATACTTCAGCTTTTTTATTATGTAAGCCGCTTGACCTTTTCATTTCAGACTTAGGTACACGTTTGGTTTGTATTTCTTTGTCAGCTATATTCACAAGGTTCTGTAAGTCATCTGGCAAAGTTTTTATAAACAAACCCACAGGAGTACCATCTGGGTCTATTAAAATGCAATCGTCAAAAATATTAGGCTCAAAACCGCCTACACTATCACCAATTTTTAAAGATGACGTTACTGGCTTCAGGATTAGTTCAGGTAAATTCATTTATGTTCTATCCCTTTTGAAACAATAAACCATTATGCAAGGTGGAAACCAACTTTCGCCCCATAAATTTATATCCTTTTCGTCATAGTGGATAGTTTTAAATGGTGCTTCTACTCGATATTTTGTTTTTTGCTTGTCTATTACTTTCCAGATTTTAGGCAGCATCGGGTCAATATCAAAACTCCATTCATATACGAGTTTATTAAAATCACTTTTTGTATTGGTAAGTATTGGAATCTCTGCACCTTCAATATCCATTTTGCAGTTATCAGCTAATGCAGCTTGTTCATCAAAGTTTAGACAAGATACTTTAATTGCTTTATTACTCTTTTTTTTCATTATTGTATTTCTCCAGACATTACCATTTTGAGCAATAGATAATGTCGTATCTTTCCTATCATCATGTACTAATGCAGCTTGTTGAATCTTGATAGCATTTTGAAACCCATTTAATTTAGCGTTTTTTTCAATTAGCTCACAGTTGAAAGGGTCAGGCTCATAAGTTATAACAGATGCACCTTTAGATGCAGCTAATAAAGAAAAAGCACCAACATTGCCACCACAATCAAGCCAAGTTTCATTATTTAGAACCTCCATACCTTTTTTTAAGTACGACTGATTCGATAAGACCTCTATGAAAGTCTTAATATCTGAATAGCCCTCTCTATAAAAGAACTGAATACCATTCAGAGAAGTTTTAGTAAGCTTCATTAGCTTAATGCTCTAAGAGCGTTCACTAACTCCTGTCCTATATAGACTCCTTTTTTTCTAGCCTCTGCAACAACTTCTTTTGCTTCTTCATAATCTTCTGGTCTAAATTCTATCTGTATTGCCTTCATTACATCGTTAGCTAATTCACCTGTAGGGTCATCAAAATCATCTAAAGAACCATAGTCAGGTTCATCTGCAAAAGCTGGAATATCATCACCCCAACCAAGTAAGGATAAATCAAAACCATTTTCTGAAAGCTTTTCTAACTCATATTTCAATATGTCATCATCCCAACTAGAGTTTAAGGCCAGTTGATTATCTGCAATTATGTATGCTCTTCGTTGATCTTCTGTCAGATGTGAAAGTGTAATAGTAGGAACTGTATCTAATCCTATTTTTTTTGCAGCTGCAATGCGCCCATGACCACAAATAACATTACCTGTATCATCAACTAGTACAGGATTAGTAAACCCAAACTCTGTTAATGAGATTGCTAATCTTTCTATTTGGGTGTCACTATGTACCCTAGGATTATTTTTGTATAAAGTTAAATCAATTATTCTTGATTGCTTTATATCCTCTGGTGAGAATATTGGTAAATCAGGTGTAGTGGTCATAGCGAGATAGATAACTGTTCAAAGTTTAGCCCTTTTTTGGCTGGATACACTTCTTTAGGTTTTTGCTGTAACCATAACCGCTTACCGTTAAGGATTCTATAATTACATTTTTGCAAGGGATCAAACACTAGGTAATCTTTAGGTTTTTTCAAGGGTACAAACGTATAGGAACAAATTTATAGAGGTCTTAAAATGCAATCTGGAGGGAGTAAAACTATGAATTTAATGATTTAAGCTTCAAATTTACTAATTTATCCTTCACATCTTGTATTTCTTCTGGTAATTGTACTTTTTTACTTTTAAGGTTTTTTTGAATATGCTTATTCATAAGTTTAGCAGTAGTTTCCCAGCCTTTTTTTCTTATATTATGTAACTCTCTAATTATATCTTTATCTACATCAACTCCTATACTATTTTTAATATTACCATCTCCATCTCTAAAGCCATGACTGACAAGTTGCCCTTCTTCATTGTATTTAGGGTAAACTGCTTCACAGTAACAAATTATTGCTAGATCGTATCTTTGGTCATAGTCGTCAAGATAGTTGTTGATACAACCGTCAGAGTTATGAACAAGACCTGAATCATTACAAGCGTGACAATTATAACTTGGTGGTCTGAATGTAACATCACGATCTATTGCGGCTCTTTTATAAGGTTTCATTTTAATTTAAAAGGGTTGATTTTTAGCTTTATTTGCAAGCATAGGATTTAATTTTGACTTAGATTTCTGCTCGCGCAACTCTAAAAACTGTTCATATTGACCATTTTTAATCCATCGGAAACAATCAGGCCACATTGGTACAAATTTTCCATCCCTGATAAGTTTTACTCTTAATCTGGAATCTGCTTCGAGACAGTCTATTAGTTTATCTTGAGTTTTTTTATCGAGAAGTTGGTATTCCTTAAATGCTGGTTTCTTAGATTGAGACACACATTTATTATTTTGAGATTGATACTTTTTCCAAAAAAGTTCAAAATTTTCAGAATAACCCTTTTTCTTTTTAGTTATTTGTTTTAGTTTATCTTGTTTTAGTTTAGGTTCATCTGGTGAACCACCCCTAGTTGCTGAGATACACCGCCCTAGTTCATCTGGTGTACTGGTTGCTGAGATACACCTCGCTTCACTACTGGGTTGTTGAGGTGCTGGAATCTTGCATTCATGCCAAACTGTAACTCTATAAGCATTAGTTTTTTTTCCATCAATATCTACTCTTTTTATTTTCTGTAGCCAGCCAAGAGAAACTAATTGTTCAACAGTATGAATAACCTTAGTTCTGCACATACCAGCATCTTTTGCGATTGTGCTATAACTAGGCCATATATTCGGATAGTAACTTTGCAATACCCAAAGAACTGCTAATTGATGTGGGCTGATTCTACCTTTTAAAGCAGTCGGCAAAGATACGAATGGTACATTTTCTGGTATGAAACTCATTTTATGAAATATGTAATTACTGTTGAAGGTATTGAGGCTGCACCGCAGGGAAGTAAAACTTATCTGGGTAAGGGTAGGATGGTTGAATCATGTAAGAGGGTAAGACCATTTAGGGATGCAATTAGGGTTGAAGCAAATAAAGTTGTCGAGGAATTAATCTTAGAACCAGTACATATAGAAATCTGTTTTTGGTTTAATAGGCCGAAATCTCATTTAAACTCAAAAGGTCAAGTTAAGCAATCTGCGCCAAAATTTCCTGTAACTAGAAACAAAGGGGATATAGACAAATTATGTCGAAGCACATTAGATGCTTTAACATTATCAGCGATTGCTGACGATTCGCAAGTGGTAAGTTTGCAAGCCCGAAAATATTATTGCGATAAAAATTATAACCTGAAACCACATTCAATGATCACTATTGAAACTATTGGTAAGTCGGGGGATGAGTAAGCCAACATCTCGCGTGTAAACCTCCCTGTCTTTTGGATAAATCCAATATTCTTAGACTTTCAGACAAACTTGCTACGAACCGTTCACAAGTGTCATCAGGCTCCCCGACTAAAGTTTGTTCAGTTCTACTTCCAAAGAGTAGCAGACCCTAGCAATCAAACCAGCGTCTAAAAATTCTTTATCTTTTGTTATACCTTTAACACTTGGATTCTTTTTAAGAAAATCTCTTAGAGCTACGCCATCTTCCGCTCTGAGGTACATAAAAATGTTCATGAGTACGTTTGGATAGCAAGAGAAAGTAACCCTTGATAAGCCGATCATAACCCTAAATTAATGGATCATCATATTCAGGCATAGTTTCATTGTAAATTTTGTCATCAAGTTCCTTAATGTGAAGGGTAATAGATAAAGCTGCTGCTAAAGCTTTTTCAACTTCTGCAATGGTTCTTTTATCACATAAAAATAACATCCATTTTTTTAGTTCTATATAACAAAATCTTTTTTTAGCTTGATATGCTAATTCTTGTTCAGTCGCCATCTATATTTTCCAAAAATTTGTCATTAGCGTCCTCATAGACTTCCTCAATATCGCGCCCTTCAATCTTTACAACAACATCTAAGCCAAACTTTTTAGCACAAATTGTAAGTTTGTTAAAAATTACTATGAAAAAAGTAGGGACTGTATCAGTAAATCCCCATTCATAGCCATCTTTCCTAGAACAGTTTTGGACTAGCCTAATTTGTTTATCAAGCTGTTTCATGCGTGGTGGAAACATTCTTAGGAATCGTTGTTCTTTTTGATTTAGTGTCATTACTTACCCTCCAATAAATTCATCATTTCCTGATATTCTGCTTCGCTGTAAGCTCTTCTATCGTTTGGTACAAAGTCTTGCCAGTCAGTTCCGTCATATCTAAAAGATAAAATATTATTTTCTATAAAATAATCAAACTTAGAGCCGTCTAATTTTGAAGTGAATTTTTTTACTTGTGCCATTAGAAAGGTTGCCCCCAGTTTTCATATTGTTTAAGTGTGATAACACCTTCTTTGTGAAGTGCATCTGTGTAATCATTCCATTTTGTACGTTTGGCTATTACATCGCCCCTGCGATAACCCCACCATTTATAGAACAATCTAAATTGTTTTACTGCTTCTGCTTTAGTCATTTTTTGTGTCTCCATTTTTTAAAGTTTTGATCTCTGAAAAAACATTTTTATGTTTCTTTTTTCTGTTTCTTTTTTTGGTCATTTGTACACCAGAGTCAAATTGTCTTTTGTTTGTTGGAATAGGATTGTATTCAAGCATTGTTTTTAAAATAAATTTATAAAAAAAAAAAGGAGTCTTTATCAGACTCCGTACATCTCCTTAAGTTTGTTTCTAGTGTCGATACCTTTATCGAATAATGCCTTAAGTCCTGTCTCGTCATTCTGCCAATGTCTGAGGTCATTTCTTAAAGTATTGTGTGTCTCAATATCTTTGCTAATGCGTTTGATTTGCCATTCAGCATCAAACTTGTAGCCAAGTCTGTCTGCTTTTCTTTGGCTCTCAGCTAAACCTTCATCGCTGATTACAGCAGCAAGTATTTTGATTTCTTTGTCTATCCATTTCTCCATTACAACTGGTAGCTTTTGGAATTTTTCCCACTTAACCATTTGCTTTTCATTCTGGATAGCAAGTTTTTCATCTCGTCTAGCTTGTTTCTCAGCATCTTTGATAGCTTGCTGTACTGACTTGCCTTCTTGTTTAGCACCTCGTCTGTCACTTCTGTACTGGACATACTGTGTAAGGTAGCCGTTAGCTGAGTTCTCACCGTAGCGGTAGTTCCACATCATTTGAAGATGTATTCTAAAATTTTCGTTTGTAGCAGTAACACCAGAAACAAAACCTTCGATAAGATTTTTCTTGCCTAGTTTTAAATCAATGTCATAAACAGTGTCTGTAACTGCTAAATGACCATTAACCCTCTCAGTACATAAGGCAACTGTGTGTACTCTCTGAGCATGAGCATTGTCTTTGCAAGCTTCTAGATTAATCACGCAACTTAGCGGCCTGTAGTAGTCGTTACGCATTTTTTTGTAGAAACGATCTTCTTCCTGATGAAAAGTAACAGTTAAAAATTCTGAAAGTTTGTACCAGTAAACTTTTTCTTCACCATGCCAAGTCTGTTTAGTATGGAAAGTTTTGCCCTCTTGCTCACGTTTTGCCCACATAGCATTGTATTTATCTACATTAGATTGCACCTCTGCAATAAGTTTGTTGTAGATTTCTTGCTCTAAATGATCGGCAAGTTTGATTGGAAAAGTAAATTGTGTCATTTGCGAGAAAATGTAAAGTGCAGCCCCTTCGAGCTATGTATTAATTATGACTCATTAATAGTAAAACCGCAACAGTAAACATCAGTAAACCTTTAATATATTCAGATATTGTAACTTTTAATCCATAATGGTTTACATCTGTATATTGATGCGTCATAATGAGAGAGCGGTAAGTATCCGCTTTTTAAATCTCGCAAAATTATGGAACAGACACTAACACTCAAGCTTAACGATGAGCAGCTTGAAAATTTTGAAAACCTAGTTATGGAGGCAATAAACAACCTTCCTGATGATGAGGAAGAGCTAATAGCAGCAGATCCTAACAGCTATGCTGGCACACTTCGAGACATTGTTAAAGCTATGTCTGTGCAGACAAACAGAGGTTCTGCCATAGGCCATTACATGAACTGTGAGGTTTAGCGATGTCTAAGAATGTTACTTTAATCACATATCCAGAGGGAACTATACTCAAGTCCTATGACACATTTGTAGCTATTAAGCCAACTGCTTCTGCCGCTGACAATATGGTTACTGAAGAATATTACAGCAAAACTACTTCTCGCCAGATTAATGAATTTTTTGGTGGTGCTGAAAAAGCTGCAAAAGTAATGAAAGTTCCACAAACAACAATGGACACATTGGCAAAATTTTTAGAGGCTTACCACTCATGAGACATTTGTTTTTAATGATGGCTGTATCAGGTTTATTCTATACAGCCTTATCTGGTTCACTACATAAGATGACTGTTGCAGACTGTGATGCTGGAATAGTTCGCGCTTGTCAGGAGATTTCAAAATGAAATTAGAACCACCTAAAGATAAATACGAATTACTATTTCAATGTTTTTTTCTTTTATTCGATCCAGCAGCTAATGCTCAGCAGTTCGATGAAATTACAAAAATGCTAATGGTAATGTTATCTGATCCAGAAATTACACAAGACCACGCGCAGATAGCTTGTGAAAGAGCTATTAATTCCCACACAACAATACAAGAATTGGAGGCAAATTTTAATGGCTGATTTTGATTATCAAAAAATGAATGACTATGTAAGTGCTGATCCTGAGTTATCAAAACTCAGAGAAAAACGCACACAATCTTATAAGAAAATGAACAGCTTAAAAGATTCCGCACGCACTAATATTGAAAAAATGCACGGCTTGTATTTAGCGAAAACTGCTGTTCTAGACAAAATTCAATATGATGAGCCAGAGACAGATGTAGATGAAAAGCTACAAGAAATTACAGGCCAATGTTCTGAATGTTGGAATAATGATTGGGAAACTGCTATAGAGGTAGTTTTTGATGGTCAATTAAGTTGTTCTATAGCAATATCAAATCTAGCTAAACAAATTTATAAATTATCTGAAGATGTACAAATTATGAATGGATTAATTGATACGTTGGAAGGTGAGTTAAGAATGCAGTTTAGAAAACAGTTTTATAAAGATCAAGAAAAAACTACTGAGATAAAAGATGTATAACTCAATCTGTTTAACACTTTTAGTAGTTGCAGCATATACAAATTTATTGCTGACCATAAAAAAAACTGGCAGAGGCGATCCCCTCGCCCAAACCAGTTTTCAACCCAAGAACCGCAAACCTACGCGGCCTACTTAATTATAACTATGAACTCGACAGAACAGTTAAAAACATTAGAGATAGCCATTTTAAATGGTGGTAGTTTCTACAGCAAACTTGCACATGCTGCACTTGCAGCAGATCCAATCAATAGAGCATTGATATTTAAGACATTCCCGAAACTAGAAATGGCTTATGGACCCATGAGTCCTTTTCAATGTAGATCCCATTTGAGGGTAATTAAATGAGTACTCAAACTGTTAAACCAGTATCAGTTGATTTTGCCAGCTACCAAGCAGATCCAGCTTTTAGTGCTAGTGATTTAAAACTGATTACTAAACAAAATGCCAGAGCTTTATGGCATTACAAGTTTAATGAAAATGCACCGCCAAAACTTCCAACACCAGCAATGAAATTTGGTACTATGCTTCATGCAGCGTGTTTAGAGCCTGACACTTTTTACGATAAATTTAAAATCGTAGAAAACAAGCGCACTAAAGAAGGTAAAGCATTAGCACTTGATTATGACAAAAAAGGCATTACAGTAATTAGCCCAATTGATGCTGTACAGATTGCAAATATGACTCAGGCAATCTGTGATAATTCTAAAGCGCATGAATTGTTAAATGAAGGTTCATCAGAACAAAGTTACTGGTGGACTCATAACGATACTAAATTAGACCTTAAGTGTCGTTGTGACAAAGTTAATGGCGATACGATAGTAGATCTCAAAACTACTGGAGAGGGTGGTTCATCCCCAGAGTCGTTTACCAAAACAATAACGGCTTTTAATTACCATCTTCAAGCAGCACATTACTTACAAGGTACAGGCGCAAAGCGTTTTGTATTTGTCGTAATAGAAAAAACATTTCCTTACAACATAGGAATCTACGATTTATCCAACGAATTTTTAGACAATGGCTACGAAATCCAAGAACAAGCACTTCATAAAGTTTCTGAGGCAGTTACCTCAGGTATCTGGTCAGGATACACAGAGGAGTGCAAAGAGCAAATCCAAACTCTCGACAAACCCTACTGGCTCGGCTACTCAAATGACTAAAACACTAACACCAACTTTTCAAGTAGAAGAAATTACCCCTGATTTTGCTGAAAAAATACTTGAAAACAAAAATAGAAAAAATAGGGGAATAAAACCAGCAAATTTAAAAAGACTGATTACGGCTATCGACAACGGAGAATGGACTATTACAAATCAGGGTTTAGCTTTTGATAGTGATGGCAACCTCCTTGATGGACAACATCGACTTAAAGCAATAGTAAAAACTGGTAAAACATTACCAATTATGGTTGCTAGGAACATGGATCCAAAAATATTTAACTGTGTCGATACAGGTGTTGCAAGAACCGCTGCCGATGGTTTATTTATACACGGTGTTTCATCATCGAAACATTTAGCAGCTGGTATAAAAGTGTACTTATTGTATAAAAGATACCCTAGAGGTAGCTGGACTTTTGCCACGATTCCTACCCATCAAGAAATTTTAAAAGAGTATCAAGACAATACAGAAATTTATAATAAAATTTCAAATGACATGAGTTGTTTTCATAGAAAATTTCACTTTTTTAATTTAAGCGTTGGTATTCCTATGTATAAATTAATTTTAGAGAAAGATTATTGTCAGGAAGTTTACTTAGAATTTTGGACACAATTTTCCGAGGGAACAAATTTAGAAATAGATAATCCAATATTATCTTTTAGAAATCAAATGATGCAAAAAGGTTTCAGGCATAGAGGATCTTACTACCAGAGATACCAGTTAAATGCTTTTATAAGATTATTCAATTTATGGATTAAAGGTATCAAAAAGACAAGATTCATGGCACCACCAACTGACCTGAGAGATGTTTTAACAATACAAGATCCAACAATAGACCAGATGGAGGGAACTTTTTAATGGAACAAATTAATCCTAAAATACAATTTATAAAAGCATTACAAAAAGCACAAAAAGAGTTTCCATCTTTAGAAAAATCTAAAAATGTCAATCAAGGTAAATTTTCATATGATTATTTACCACTTGAACAAATGCTTTCATTAATACAACCTGTATTACATGAAAATGGGTTGCATTTATCTCAACTTTTTGGTTATACACCAACAGGTCAAACACTTTTGAAAACTAAATTAGTCCATGAAAATGGACATGAAGAAATAAGTGAAGAGCCATTATTTATACCACCTAGAGATCTTGAGAAAAAAAATGAAATGCACGTTTGGGGCGGCTCTGTTACATATCAAAGAAGATACAGTATTAAATTAATACTTGGTCTTGAAACTGATATGGATAACAACATGGAAATAGTAGATGAATATCCAAAGAAGAAACCTAAAGCTAATGTTCAACCTAAACAAAACATAGCTGTATTAGCACGTGACGCTATTGTTAAATCAACGACCGATGCTCAGTTAGACCAACATTTCAATACTTTAGTTGCAAGGCTAGAGGAAGGGAAAATAACTGAGGATCAATATAATAAACTTATCGACCTCATTAAAGCTAGGAGAAAAGCATTAACACCATGAACCAAACTGAACAGCAATTTTTTACATCTGACCAGTTAGCTGAAAGATATGGGTTAAGCCCTGCAACTATTGCTGATTGGAGACGTAAAAATCGTGGACCCGAATACTATACTGTTCCCAAATATGCGATATCATCAGGTTCCGCAAAGGTTCGATATGAACTAAAAGAGATCCTTAAGTGGGAACAAGCAAACAACATTACACCCAAGAAACCTTTTTAATTATGGCTAAAGTACAACCAGCATTTACTGCAAAATTTAGAGTTGTTGATAACAACAGCGATAGAGAAAATGCACCCGAAAAAAACATGATACTAGATTTCACTGTTGAAGAGGCAATGAAAGCTGCTACATTCCTTGTGAAAAAGTGTGAAGAGGCTGAAATGAATGATTCTAAAATCAGAATCTACAAAGATAAGAATGATTATCGTGAAGAGGCTGGATTTTCCCTTTGGGGCGGTATGTGGGGTAATAGTGGCAGATTACAACCACTGCCACCTCAGAACTCATCACAAAGCAACACAGGCTCAGGAGGACAGATGATTGACGTTGATGACTTACCTTTCTAAAATAACAATGCCAGAAAGTACAATTATTGTCATTTCCTACGTCACCTTATGAGGGTCAAATTTATTATGATCCTGACAATGAAAAAACTTATGAATGTGTATTTCGAGACCCTTTAGATCGAATGATTAATAGACACCAAGATCACTTTGTCTGGTGTGACATTAGTGAAGATCTAGACTAATCTTTACCAAATAACACATATTTTATGCGGCTCCAAAAAGTCGCATTTTTTTTCTTTAATTTTCTTTGATAATCAAATATCAAATCTTGCTGGTCACAAATAATCTCTAATGATGCAGAGATAAAATGACTTTGTTTACTACTTGTCCTTATAAGATTAGTAGCAAAAGCTTTTAATTCTTTTATATTAGTTTCTTCTTTTATATATTTAATGTTTTTTTCTAAAGCAAACTCCTCCTCCAAGGACATTTGAGAATTTAGAGCCTTTATTATTTGTCTCATTTTACTGGAAACAATTTTTCTTCAATCATTTTTACTATTGCGTCATCTATGTCATTATCAGTTTTAGATGAAGCATCTTTTAGCAGTAATAATACTGCCTTGCGTAGAGATTCACTCTTACCAAATTTGATAAACAATCCAATTAGAAATTTAGACATAAACTTATGTGTTCTTTTTCAAACATACCAAACTTTATTGAATCTTGCCTTCTAACCGACTAACAGTTTCACTAAGTTTATTAAGTCTAAAATAAATATCTCTAATATCTCTCTCTCTTTTATTGCTCATATTAGACAAAGTCATTGCTACGGCTGTAATTACAGCACCTATTAATGCAGCTTGTACCTCTGGCATTGCTTAAATCTATAATTATGCCTATTATTGCTAATAAAACTACACTATGGCAGATAAAATAGCCGAAAAAGAGCAAAAAATACAACAAACAGAGGATGAAAAGCCAGATTATCAAGAAAAAATTACTTTTTTAGTTTCTACAGTTGCACAAGGTTTTATATTAACTTGGTGCTTATTAGTTTTATCTCTTGGTTATGTAAAACTGCCTAATAAACTGTTTGGTTTGGACATTCCAGACCAGCCAAGAGTTGATAGCACTTTTGCTGCTGGATTATTAGGTAATATACTTGGTGGACTCGGTATAAGTGTTAATGCAGCACAGGGAGCAAAAAAGAAAA